TTCTACCGCCAGGCCATCAAGGAAAGCGCGTCTGACAGCGATGACATTGGCATGAAATTAATGGGCCGCGGCGCCATCCGCAACGTGGCCAGTCAGTCGAAAGTGGCATTCCTTTCCGACGCCGCCGATATGATCGTGATCGACGAGAAGGACAAATCCGACCTTGATAATCTCGAACTGGCCCCGGATCGTTTACAGGCCTCGCCTCATAAATTCGACTGGCGAGTCGGCAACCCCAGCTACCCCAAGTTCGGTATACACGATGATTATCTTGAATCGGACCAAAAGGAATGGCATATCGCCTGCCCAGCCTGCAACGAGATTCAGCCGCTGGATTTCTTCGCCAACGTGGTAAGACAAAAATCGGAAAACGAATACGAGCTTATCGATAGGCGCTGGGCACGCGGCAAGCGCGACATCGACCTCTATTGCCGTAAGTGCGCGGCGCCGCTGAATAGATTCTCGCCCGGCCTATGGATTCCCGGCAATCCCGGCGCTCAAATTTCCGGCTACCATTTTAATCAGTTGTTTTCCCCGACAGTCTTGATATCCGAAATATGGGAATCCTTCGTAAAGGCCCAAAGCGATTCCACTAAGCTGCAGATATTCTACAACTCCCGCCTGGGCCTGCCATACAGCGCCATTGGGCAATCATTGTCGGCGGCCCTGCTGCAATCCAAGTGCGCCCATGATTATCTCATGCCCTCGACCGCCAATAGCACCACGATGGGCGTCGATGTCGGGAGTAAGCTGCCCGTCCGTATATCCGATTATCCCGAACCCGGGATCCGCCGGGCGGTATTCATAGGCTCCGTTAATAGCTTCGAGGAAATCGATACGTTGATCGCCAAATACGGCGTCAAGGTCGGCGTCATAGACTCCCGCCCGGAGTTCCGCAAGGCCAGCGAGCTTAGAGATCGGCACCCGCGCGTTATCTATCTCTGCGACTATCTAACCGAGCGCTCCATGGACTTCTGGAAAGTTGACCAGAGCGAATATACGGTAAAGGTACAGCGCACCGCCTCCATCGATGATGCGGTCGCCGAAATCCTCAAGGGCAATAACCATATTCCGAAAGATTTCCGGTCGCTCGATAACGGCGATTACGTCCGCCACATGGAGGCCCCCAAGCGCCGCACCGAGGGTGAGGGCGCGGCCATGCGCTATGTATGGGATGAGGAAGGCAAGCCCGATCACCATTTCCACGCAGATAACTACGACAATTTAGCGAGGAAGATATTGGCGGAATTCGGCATTCAGACCGACATCCGCAGCGCCGGCGGCCGGGAGCTTAAATCTGAACTCGACATAGATCGGGGCGCGATGAGAAGGAATCTGAATGGCTTTACATCCTAATACCAAGCAATATGTCCCGCGCATCGAGGCCCTGTTCGGCAAGCTCTTCCCCTATCTTGCCAATGACGATTCCATCTTAAAAACCAAATCGAGCGGTAAAAATTACGATTTCTACGACGAGATCGTCGATAAAGACGCGGTCATCCGCTCGTGCCTGCAAACCCGCAAGCACGCGGTCCGCAAGCTGGGCTATCAGGTCATGCCCTACCTCGAGGAGGGCCGGACGGAACCGAAGGGTCCCGACCTAAAGGTGGCCCAGGCTATGCGTACGATACTGCGGCGGATGCGAAACTTCTCCTTCAACGTCAAGGAGTCGCTATCGGCCTACGAACACGGGTTCTCCGTCTCGGAGATCATGTACCGTATCGACCCCGATTTTGTGGTCGTCTCCGACATGCTCCATCGCCAGCCGGGGCGCTTTGAGTTTGGGGCCGACAACGAGCTCATCTACCGGCCCAATTTGGCCGACCGCAGGACGATGCCGCCCGAGAAGTTCTTCGTCTACTCATTCGAGCCCCGGTACGAAAACCTTTACGGCACCTCCCTTTTGCGTACCGCTTACTGGGCGCACTGGTTCGGCTCTAACCTCGCAAAGTTTTTGCTGATTTATTCCGAGCGGTTCGGGCAGCCGACGATCACGGCCCAGTATCCAAAGGGCTTCACCAACGAGGAAAAAGAAACTCTCCTTGCCCAGCTCGAGGCCGTCCAAAATGACTCAAGGGGAATTATCCCCGAGGGCTCGGTGGTAGACTTTCTGGAGGCCGTCAAGGACAATCAGGCCATGTTCCGGGCCTCGATGGAGTATTTCGACGATTACAAGCGGTTGACGATCCTGGGCCAGACCCTGACCTCCAGCGATGGCGGCGGGACCGGGTCCTATGCCTTGGGTAAGGTTCATGGAGACGTCAGGGATGACATTCTGGCCGGCGATGCCGAGGATATGGGATCTGCCCTGACAGAACAGATCGTCGGCCCGCTCATGGTTTACAACTTCCCCTCGGTTAAGAATTTCCCCCGGATCGTTTTACCCTTCAAGCCCCCAGCCGACCTCCAGGCCGACAGCAACGTCTTAAAAAACTTAGTATCGGTCGGCGTCAAGATCCCATCCCGGTATGCCTACGAGCATTTCCAGATACCCCGCCCGGAAGAGGGCGAGGAAATATTGGAAGCCCCGCCCGTGCAGAGTCCGTTCGGGCCGATTGACAATGCGCCCGACAACCGCCCGGGGGCTGATGATAAGCCCGATGACAAAGAAGGCGACGAGGATCAGGTCAGGCCGCCGGATAAGAAGCTGTCCGCTCGGCGCTTTAAGCTCAAAAAACTATCCGTTAAGATGCGCGCCCCAGAGGGCCAGACGTTCGATATCGGCTCGGTCAGCAGGTTTTATGATGAGATGTATGCCTATATGGGCCGCCTCCTCGCGGAACTAAAGACCGAGCTCTCTGGCCGGATCATCATCGGAGCGCCGATGGAGGGCCTGATAGACCAGGCCATCCGCAGCCGGTTCGGGAATGAGTTCAGTAACCACATGGCCGAGATAGTCAATCGAGCGGTGGCCCAGACCGCCTATGACTTCGCGCGCCAGTTCGGGCAAGTCCTCCACGAGTCAACATTTCGCCGCATTCAGGCCGAATATATCCGTAGCCGTTTTTACGAAAAGGGCGCACTCCGGGGCATCGGCGAGGCCATTAAGGATATCTTGTCCTCCAAGCTCACGGACGCACCGCTTGATTATGCCGAAGTTAAGAAAATTCTCAAAGATACATTTGCGGAGATGGCCGATTGGAAGGCCCACCAGATAGCCCAGACCGAGGTAATGGAGGCCGCTAACTATACCGCATTCGAGATGATCGGGACCACCGGCCTCGAAATGGAGGCATGGTTCCTTGTCGATCCCGCCTCCTGTGAAATCTGTCAAGATTGGGCTGCCGCAAGCCCCTATACCGTAGATCAGGCGCGGGAGATGGGCCTCCCGCATATCCAGTGCAACGATCAATGGACATTTGCCCTTAAGGAGGGTAAAAGCGATGAATAAACTCATCAAGGAAAAGGCGCTCTTCTATGAAACCAGCATCCGCCAGGTCGATCTGGGCGAGGGGATAACCCTCCGCATCGGCCAACTCAAGGACGGGAACGCCCAATCTCTGCAATCGATCAACTTCGAGGAAAAGACATGGAACCCCCTGCAGATCGCGGACTGGATGAAATACCATGCCGATAAGGTTGGCTTGGGCGCCCTCCTGCCCGACGAGGCGGCCGGTCTCTGGCTTTCGGTTTATAACGAATCCTGTATTGCGGGCATGTCCAGCGACGAGGCGGCCAGCGCCGCATGGGATCAGGTCAAGGCCAAATGGTATCAGGACCGTAATGGGTCATGGATTAAGTTCGCCGAGAACTGGCAAAAGGCTATTCTCTCCAACGACCGGCCGACCATGGAAATCCTCAAAGTCGGAGATTACCCGCAGTTCGTCACCAAGGACAACCCTAAGGGGACATTGTCTGAAGCCGATCTCGATCAGATCGTCGCTAATTTCGACAGGCACAACACCGTGCCCTTGACCGTCGATCACCAATCAGCCGGTCCCGCCCTCGGATGGGTGGACCGTATATGGCGCGATGGTAAGACGCTTTACGCGACTATGCGCAACCTGGTGACCAACTTCGCCAAGGATATCAAGGCCGGGAAATACATAAACCGCTCGGTCGAGATCATGCCCAACCTCTCTTATAACGGGGAACGCATCGGCATGACCCTTATGGCCGTCACGTTTTTGGGCGCGATCACCCCGCAGGTCGAGGGGATGCTGGCCCCCAAGTTCGCGGCCCTCTTCGCGCGCTTTGAGCGCAACGGCGGAGGGCTGGTAATGTCCATCGATGACAACCCCGCAATATACGAGCTGTCAAAACAGTATCTCGAAGATAAACCGACAAAACCCCCTATTATTCCGAAAGGAGACACCTTGGAACTAAACGAGCAGCAAGTCGCCGAGCTCAAGCAGAAGGCCGTCGATGACGCTGTGAAAAAACTGAAAGCCGAAAACCAGACCGCCATGGACGAAAAGGATCAGAAGATCAAGACGCTCGAAACCGACCACGAGAAGGAATTGAACGACCGCGATAAGAAGATCAAGAAGTTCGAGGCGGATGCCGGGGACCGGCGCCAAAAGCAGATCAAGGCCGACGCCGAGGCCTCGTTCGCAATGCTTTTTGGCAAGGGCAAAATCCTGCCCACCCAGAAGGAAACCTATATCGCCACCTTTGTGACCCTGTCGCAGAGCGAGGCCAAGGTTACCCTGGCGGACGGCAACGAGATCTCGCAGGCCCAGGCCTACGAAGGCTCGTTTGCCGCCCTTCCCGACAAACTAAACCTCACCGAGTTGACCAAGAACTCGGATCAGACCGCAAACCGCCTTGAGGACCAGGTGCCGGCCGGCTCCACTCCGGAATCCATAGAGAGGCTAAAGAAAATTTACGCCATCATGGATGACAAAAAGTGGGCTCACGACGATGTCGTGAAGTTCAAGCAAGCCAGCGCGCAGGTCGATAGGGAGAAATCCTAATGGCCAATAGTGGCTCAGTCTATGGTATGTGCACCGTCATCAGCTACATAGCTGAAGAGGCAATCGGCGCATACCAGATCGTCAAGCTCGGCGCGACCATCGGAAATGTTCAACTGAACGATGCCGCCGGCGAGCAGTGTCTTGGCGTCACCCTC